CGGCTGCGAGACGCCCTCGCGCACCACCTCGCCGTCATCCCACTGCGACGGCTGATCCCACGCCAATATAGCCTCAGTCGTGCTCCGGCAGTTGTAGTGCGCCGGTGGCATGACGCCGGAAGCGTCGTCGAGCGAGAACTCCATGCCGTGCAGGTCCTCGCAGATGTCGGTGGTGCGGTCGTCCAGCACCGCGATATACCTGTAGCCGCTCACCATCGGGCTTTGCCGATACGCCACCGCCTGCCCGCGCGAAAACATGACGTTGCCCTCGGTGCGCGCTATCGTCTCGCGGTGGAACTGCGTCGTGCCCAGGCCGCGTGTGCGCAGTGCGCTGATCATCTCGCTGACGCCACCGCCCTCGCGCACAGTATCGCTCAGCAGCCGTGTGATTACACGCGCGTGTACCCTGTCGAATGCCCGCTTCAACGGCGGGATACGCGTCGACACATACTCCGCCACCGTCGCGCGTGGGAAGATCATGAACCGTTCCGCAACGGCCTCGATGGCGTCCAGTATGCGCCACGGCGCAGGCCTCGCAGGGACAGCCGCGAATGACGTGCGCCCCCGCAGGCTGCTCCGCACCTGATTCAGTATCGCGACATTGCGCTCCGAGTAGCCATCCCAGCATGCCATGATCTCGTCACGCGCCAGATCGGCCTCCCAGCCGTCAGGGTATGGCACCGTCTCTGCCGCTGCCAACGCGGCTTCAGGAACAGTCAGACCTCGCATAGCGTCCTCAACACGTCGCAGATACTCGCGATCCGCAACCTCGACCACGGCGCGCAGGTCGTCGATAGCAGTCGTGTACGCTCGCGACCGCCCGATCAGCTTCGGCACACTGGACTGCAACGCTACAGCCGCGCTCATTCGGCATCGTCCTCATCCGGCTCTTCCTCGTCCTCATCCGGCTGCCCAGCGCCACCGGCAAGCAGCGCATCCATCCGCGCACGCGCCTCGGCCTTCGCCGCGCGCTCCTCCTCACGCATCACCCGCAGCTGCTCGCGGTACTCCGCTATCTCGTCAGGCGCCGCGTACAGGTCCGGGAACGTCTCGCGTAGTATGTCGTCGTCCAGGTCGCTGATGGGCTGCCCGGCCTGCACCGCCGTCGCCTTGCCGCGCTCGAGGGCCTCGAATATGCGCGCAAGCGCCTCCAGGTCCTTCGACTGCAACTCGCCCCACGACCACTCGCCATAGCCGTCAGCGCGCTCGCCCACGTTCGCCACGATCAGCGGCCGTACCAGCTGGTCGATGAACACGCTGCCCAGCTCTGACTCGATGCCGTCGATGGTCAACATGAACAGGTCCATGACCGTGCCGCTCTGCGCCCGGCTTGCATGCTCCGGCTCCTCGACCAGCAGGCGCGGCGTCAGTACCGCCTTGAACAGCTGCTGGTCCCAATACCGGCAGATGGTCTCGAATGCGCTGCCGTCACCCGTCGGTACCAGCGTCTCCAGCTTGTACGGCATATCCATGTCGATGGGTATGGCAACGCCCTGCCCCGGCTGCAGCCGCTCGTACACCCCCGGCAGGAACTCCGCCAGGCTCTTCTGCTGCCCAGCGCGTGCATCGTAGATGCTTGTCTGCGGCACCCAGAAGACCGGCGTCGGCATGGCGCACTTCTGCGCGAACGTGTTCCAGTACGTCTCCTGCTTCACTTTCGAGTACCACGCCTTGCGCGCACCGTCCAGCAGGCTGTTGCCGTAGCACTCCTCGCGCAGCTCCGCCTGCAGCGGCCAGTACACCACGCGCTCAACAGGCAGCGTCACGGACTGCGGCCCTGTCGCGCCCTGTGTCAGCAGCGACGCGCTCAGGTCCTGGTACTGCGTCACCTGCGCGACGCGCTTCTGCGCCACGTCGAGCTTGATGCCCGCCGCGCCTGTCTGCGGGTCGAAAAAGCTCAGCGGATGCAGCAGCGCCGCATCCTCAATGTACCAGCCGCCATCCATGCCCCACACTGGCTCCACGACGCTGTAGCCCGCCCACAACGCGCTCAGCATCTCGCGCATGATTGCCCCAGGCCCCGCGCCGTCAACGGACTTGCCCAGTAGCTCGCGCACGCGCTCCTGCAACGCCTCGTCAGGATGCTCATAGTCGCCCAGGTTGCGCAGTATGATCAGCCGCAGCACGTACAGAGACAGCTTGATCGTCGGGTCATAGCGCGACATCAGCCAGAACTCCTGCACGCGCTCACGACGCCCAGGGAATGCCTTGTACGGGCCGGGGTCGAACTGATCCCAGTCCGTCAGGCTCACCATGCCGCTCGCCGTCGGCACGCCGTCAGCTGCAGGGTCTCTGGTTGTCGTCGGGTCGATTGCCATATCGCTCCTACCAGTCCGCACTCGGGCTGCTGCCTATGATGCCCAGCCGCGTCGGCTGATTGTCCGCGCCAGTGTGATGCCCTGCCGCGAGCCCCATCTCCGCGTATCTGCCAGCGTCCATTCCGTGGTCAAACTCCTTCGCCGGGTCCGCATCCTCCAGCGGCTCGCCGTCGCGGTCGGTGCGCCAGTGATACTGCCCGAACTCCGACAGCACCTCAGGGCAGTTCGCCGCCACCACACGCAGCCTGTCGCCCGCGATCAGCGCCTGCACCTGCCGCACACCGTCCAGCCTGCTGTTGTTCGCCGCTACCACCGGCAAGCCAGCCCGCACCCACGCCAGCCGCGCGTTCGCGTCCTCTGGGTCGCAGTAGAACGTCTCGATGCCCCACTGTGCGCGCAACCGATTCGCCTCGCTCAGCCAGTCGTTGCCGGGCTCGCCGTGCGTCACCATGCCGCGCTCGTACACCTCATCCAGCCACCAGTGTACACCCTGGTCGTCCACCCCGACAACCAGGATGCAGCCGGGCGACGTGACGCCCCAGTCTACGCCCGCCACCACGCGCACCAGCGCACGATGGCTCGGCAGCTGCGCACCTGCCGGCAGAACGTGTCGCTCGCGGTCGAACTGAGCGTAGACGAGACCCCTGAATGCGACGAACTCCGCCAGCATCTCCTGCCGATAGAAGTCAGTGCCAGGCCCGTAGGCCTCCTCCATCGCGTGCAGGTCGTCTGGACGCTGACCAGGGTTCTGATACGTCGTCCAATGGTGGTAACCATACCGGCTGCGCCTATCGTCGTCCCACTCGTCGCGGCTCTGCACGAAACGCTTATAGACCCAGTTCTGCCCGCGCGGCGTTGTCGTCAGCCAGCCACGGTGCGGGTACGGCCCCGCCTGACGACAACGACCAATCAGGATAGTGAACGCCTCATCTGGGCACATCGCCGCCTCGTCCAGCCAGAATATCGAGACCTCCGACGCGCGCATACTGTCCGGTTCGGCAGCATAGCAGTACCAGATTTTCGAGCCATTACTGAACTCTATCCAGTCGCCGCCGCGGTTCTCCCGCCGAATGATATGCGGCTTGCCGTCGGCGTCCTGCCCCCACCATCGCGCCACGCGCTTGACCACCTCTGCCGGACCACCAGAACGGTATATCATGCGATACGACGGGGCGGCGACGAGTGCCTCGATCTTCGGGTACTTGAGCATGTGCCGCACAACGTCATACGCGGCAGCCTCGGACTTGCCGCCGCCGATCCCGGCACACGCCAGCCGAAACCGCGCACGGTCAGCCAGAAACGCCTCCTGCCGCGGATGGTTGCTGAACCGCCGCGCCGTCTCCGCAACGTCAGGCTGTCTACTCAGAGATGTCGCTGCCATCCGGCTCCTCGTCTGCTAACGGGTCATCGGGTCCATGCACAGGGATGATAACAGTCTGGTTGATGCTACCGCTGATCTCCCTGCGGCTGTCCGCTTCGCCCAACAAGAACGCCTTGAGCCTCACAAGCCTGTCCACGTCGCTTATCGCCGCGCGGGCAGTGAGTTGATACGCCCCATCGGCGAGTATCTGCAGCAGGTGGTCAATCCGCTCAATCTCCTGCACGCGCCAGTCAACTTGTCTCTCCTGTATTTCCGATTGCGCGGCCGTTGCAACCCTGTTGCGGTACTCGTTGCGCTTTGCTGTCCAGCCGCGGGCGCTCGCCTGCCTGCCGACGGTGCTGCGAACGAGGCCGTGTTTCGCGGCCATCTGCTCGTGGCTGATCGGCGGGTCCGCCGTCACATATTCAACCTCAAGTTTATCCCAGTCGGTCGATCTCATTGCGGTGTCTCAGTCGCCCCTGCGCAGGATGCGGCCGGGGGCTGGCCACAGTCTCAACAGTCGTGAGTGTGTTGGTGTTAGCTCAGGTGCCCCCCGGCCGCCATGCACAGAGCCCCCCCGCACCCAGTGGGCGCCGAGGGCTCTGTAACCTGCTGCTGATGGCGCCAGCCGCACACATGGGCGCGGCAGGTGTTACGCCGTGTCTGCGCGCGATGGTCGCTCCGGGTCTCATCTCCACCCATTGTCGCCACCATGACATTGAAATTATAACACAGCGTGCAGACGCCTGTCAATGCCCGCGTCGCTACGCGGGCTGCAACAATAGCGTGGACACCGCTTCGATGGCGTCGTCCACACTGCCCACCAGAGAGATGTGGTCCTGGATCAGCCACGTGGGCGTGGTGGCCCTCCCCATGCGCTCATCGTCCCACACGACAAAGCACGGGATACCCATCCACATCCCGCACTCGATCTCCATGTACGTCCCGACGTTCTGCCCGTCGCTGCGCAGGTCTCCTACCAGGATGGCTCCACATCCCGCGATCATCCGCCGGCACTCGCCCACCTTGTCGGCTGCCGGCAATGACTGGTCCATCCCCGCCGGGTCCACCGCTGCGACGCCCCGCAACCCCAACACGTCGCGGGCGTGCGACTTCCATTCTGCTCCCGCCCGCTCTGCCACCGGGCCGCCCAAGTATACCGCGCGGCGCCTGTCGTCTTTCATCGCGTCGACCAGTGCCGCCACGCGTATGCGCTGCCGGGCGGCGCGCACGAGCATGCATGCCATGTCTTGTAGATAGCGCCCGTGCTCGCGCGTGAGCAGCACAGACGGATCGGCCCCGCGCAGCAACGCGCACGCGGCGTATAGCATCCTGTCGGCATTCTCTACCCATTCACACTCCATTGTATCTCCTCCGTGTGTGTGGGGCGGCGGGGTGCGCCCGCCGCCATGTGTTTGTGCGCCCCGCGGGCGACGGCGGCGCCCCGCCGTCTGTTCGCCCGCGACTTCTGTATCTACAGGGTGGCGTGGCTGCCGCGCCAGATGTTGTCGTGCTCCCCCTGCCCTGTGCGCACGAGCACAACAGGACACCCGGTCGCGCTCTCAATGGCACCGACAGCCCGCTGTGTGTCGGGGTGGAGGCCGTCCCACGTGGTAACACGGTAGTTGCCGCGGCGGTGGAAGTCTGCGAACGTTACGGCCAGGAAGTCAAACCCGTTGAGCCGGTGGGACACGCGCAATTCGTCCAGCGACAGTTCGAAGAGCCTCTCCTCTTCGGCGTTGTCGGTACCAGACCCTGCACTCCACCTCATGGTGTCTCCCTGGAGACGTTTGTGCTGCGGGATGCGCAGCCCGGTGGCCTGCTCCACATCGTCATATGACAACTCCCTCCCACCCTCCACGGGTCCAGACGGGCCGCACACTCTCATCTGCACCAGCCGCACGACGCCATAGATGTGCCGCACCCGCTTGTGGCAGATGCCCAACTCGCCACATATTGCCGACGCCGTGATGTCTTTAGCTGTGCAGTATGGGTAGTGCCCGTGGTTTAGTGACAGCATACACCCCTGGCTGCCCTCCACCAGCCCAGGCCCGGCGATCTTGTCGATCATGTCGCTGATGCTGCATATGTGCCCCGGCGGCAGAAACGAGCGCAGCGCATCGCAGTCACCGACCAACTTCGTGCCGGGCTTGCGCCGCACCTTCTCCGCGATGGCGGCTCCCACGCCCCACCCCGTAGTGCCGCGGTCGTTGCCGATGACGATATTGCTCATGGCGTGTTCCTCCCGCAGCCACATGGCCTGCGGGTCAACATACACCCGCTCCGGCCCAATTCCCAAATGGACGCACTCGCGTTCAAGTTGTTCCGGCCGGAAACAGTGGCCGGCACCCAACAACGCCACAATGCCGTCCCTGTACGCGCTAGCCGATGGCAGTATGCGCGCGCAGAACTCACATGCGCCGTGTACCAATCTGTGCTCGGCATTCTGCGCGCCCACCCGTGCGGTCCATGCGTATCCGCGGCCGGCGGCCTGCGCCCTGTCGGCCAGTAGTTTGCTCACCATCCCCTTCCCCTCGTCTCCGTATTGTGCGCCCACCACTACGTCACAGTCTGGTGCGAACATCCCACTGTCGTGCCGCATGTCCTTTGCCATTGTCTTTCTCCCGGTTGTGGCTGAATTGTGTGGTTACCGCCGTCGCCGATGGGCGCGCCGTCCGCTATCCCGTGCGCCCAATCACGTCTATCGCGTCCGCGATCACACGGCGCATATACGCCGCCGTCTCGTTGGTTAATTCAGTAATAATCACCTCCAGACGCTGTTCGTTATTGGGGACCCCATACACCACATCACTCGATCCCTGTGGCACCCGCCCAATATTGTCAGAGCAGATGATCTCGGGCTGCAGGCCGTCGAGCACCGTTTTCTCGATGTTGTCGCGGTCCGGGGTGCCACCGCGGCGTTTGGCAATGTGCGCGGTCCAGTCCACGCGCACCGGGCCGGCGAATACGCTATCGTGCCGGGCCATCGACTTGTGCACGAGGCCGGCGCGCTTGGCCGCCATCGCCGCGAGCACGCGCACACGCTGCTGGTAGGCGAGGCATTCCCGCGCCCGCGGATCGGCCCACTTGCTGCGCTGGGTCATTCTGGCCTTTGGCACCGGCCGGCCCGGAATGACTACAGTCAGCACGCGCGGCATTGCTCGCTCGCCCCTCTCGGTTTCCGGCCCGCACGTCAGCCGGTACTGCCTACCGTTGTCGGTGTCCCGCGCCTCCAGATAGCCCGCCACGACGAGCCGCTCTACCTGCTCGCGCAACCATTCCGGCGGCGCGTCCGTCCGCGCCTGTATGGCGAGTATCCAATGGATAACTTGCAATGTGCACCACTGCTCGTCGCGGCCGTACCTGTGCACGCGGTGCCATATCGACGCGAGGACGTGCCTGTCCGAGTGCCGCGCAAGTTCCGGCGGCCCGTACCAGTGCTGTATGCTCATCGCTCGCCACCCGCCTCTCCCCGCGCCCAGGCGGCCCAGCAGGCGCCCACTGTATTGCCGGCGCGGTGCTGCTCCCACCCGTCTTGCA